AAACAATAATATAATTTTTAAGATTTGTGTTGACCAGGAAAAACGTCCAGTAATAATCTACTGTATTGTATAATGATTGTGATACATGGTCTGGTCTTTCACCATCTTGAATAGTATAATAACGATAGAATGTAATATCATCTTCTACGCTACTTACAACTTTTGAAATACGAAATAAATCTACGGCCTGACGAAACTGTTTATTATCATCTAGGTCGTAATCTAATTTTGGAAAGTATCTAAAATATTTCATTAGAATCCAGCCTCCACATCTTCAGACGTAATAACCTCTGTTTCCTGGAAGCTTAGTGTTAAATCTACTTCATGAGGATTACCATCTTCAAAAAATATTGGTTGAGTAGCATTATAGTTAGTGTTGATAGCAGTCAAATACATATCTTGGAATTTAATCATATTGACATCACCACCTTCTAGGTTAACAAAACCAACTCTGAATAATTTTGGGAATACAAAAAAGTTTGCTTTAGTTAATTTTGGATAAGCATTTGCTCTTAATACTTTAACCATCTCATAAATTTCTTTTGCTTCATCAGCATTTGAAGGCATTAACTTATATGTAAGTGCTAGCTGTCTTAGAACTGGACCTTTGAACAACATTTGTGTTCTTGGGTTTAATACTTCACCACTTTTCAATAACGCCTGTGTTGCAACACCTGAACCAACACCACCTTGTGCAACCTTACTTAGTGCTGCGGTTTTCATATCTCCCGTTGCCATACCTTCTTTTGATTCAATGGCACCAGCGATAATACCTAATGTTGTATTTAGATCCACGTTTTCGTATGTCAAACCGTCATTGACCTGAATCGCAGCAGGCATGTATAAATATATTTGATGTAATGCTTCATCAACTGAACGGACACCAATTACTGAGTCTGATGCATTAAATTCGTTTTCTCTTTTGTGAATTGAGATACGAGTCCAGTTCTGATGCTCTGTTGTATTCTTCGGAAATCGGTATTGAGCCATAAAATTATCACACTATTATTGAAATGTTCTAAAGTTATTTATATGAGTTACAAGGGTAAGTTTAAGCCAAAAAACATAAAGAAATACAAAGGTGATCCAACAAAGATTATATACAGATCTCTGTGGGAACGCAATACTTTTCGTTGGCTGGACCAAAGAGATGATATCGTTGAATGGAATAGCGAAGAAGTAGTTATACCATATCGTTGCAAAACAGATAATAGAGTACACAGATACTTTGTGGATCTGTATTTTAAAACAGCAAATGGTAAAAAATATCTCATTGAGATTAAACCAAAAAGTCAATGTTCACCCCCAAAACAACCAGCTCGTAAGACAAAACGATATCTAAATGAGGTCATGACATATATTAAGAATCAATCTAAATGGGAAGCAGCCAAAGCATTCTCATTGGATCGTGGATATAAATTCGAAATATGGCATGAAGACACTTTACGCTCACTTGGTATCAAAGTACTTAAAGGATAGGTATAAATAAGAGTATGGCAGATTCATTATTCAATACATTACAGGCACAAGCTTATAAGGCAGGTGTTACGCCGAGAACAAAAGATTCTCAGATGTGGTTTCGTAAGAAGCTGATGAACATGCGTAATATCAATAGACAAAAGCTTTTAAGAGATAGTGCTGTTGAAAAGGTACAACGTCCAAGAATGGGCGATATGTACATGTTCTATTATGATGCAAAACATAAAGACACATTGCCGTATTACGATCAGTTTCCACTGATTATTATGGTAGAGAAAGCACCAAAAGGTTTCTATGGAATTAACGTACATTACCTTCCATTACCCCTTCGTGCAAAATTCTTTGATGCTTTATTGGCAACTGCTACAGACGACAAGTATGATGAAGGTACTCGTTTGAGAACAAGATATAGAATGATTAAAAATGTACAAAAATTAAGATATTTTAAACCATGCTTTAAACATTATCTAACCAGTCAGGTTGATTCACGTATTGTAAAGATACAACCAACTGAGTGGGAAGTTGCGATGTTCATGCCTGTACAGAGATTCAAGGGTGCAACAGCAACTCAAGTATGGAAAGATAGTAAGGCAATGATCTAATATGGCTAATTTCGACTCTAGTATAGACACATTTAAATCGACACTTGGTCGTAGAACAGGTTTTGCAAAGGCAAACCGTTTTGCTGTCTATATGAATCTACCACTGATCTCAGTAAATCCAGGTACTATTCTAACTAATATTATTTCTGGTAACACAAATCCGTTACAGATCTTCAATGATCCACGTGATATTTCGTTACTATGTGAAACTGCTTCTCTACCTGGTAGAACAATTAATACTGCTGATTATCAAACAAATATGAAAGTTCGTAAGATGCCACAAGGTTATCTTAACGATGATGTATCATTCACATTCTTATTGACTGGTGATATGTACATTAAAAATACTTTCACACAATGGCAAGATTCCATTGTGAATACAGAAAATAAGACAGCAAAATATAAGGACGACTTTACATCTACTGTTATTATTCAACAGCTAAATGATAATAACGACCCGGCTTATACATGTCGTCTTTTAAAGGCTTATCCGGTATCGATCTCACAAATCGATCTTGGTAATACGAACGAGAATACTATTTCTCGTGTGACAGTCACATTCGCATATGATGATTGGGATGAACAAAATCTCGGTGGTGCATTACTTGGAGGCGCACAGAGATTGCTTAGTAAATTTCTATAATGGAGTAAATAATGGCTTTACCTACGCTGAATACAGCAAAGTATGAATTGACACTACCGTCTAACGGTAAAAAAATTGAGTACAGACCTTTCCTAATGAAAGAAGAAAAGGTACTATTAATGGCCGTTGAGTCTAATGATATTGCTGCTATTTCAAAAGCAACAAGAGATTTAGTCGAAGCGTGTACATTTAATAAAGTGAATATTAAAGATCTGGCATTTTTTGATCTAGAATATTTGTTTTTACAACTGAGATCTAAGTCCGTTGGTGAATCAGCAGGATTTAAATTAAAGTGTAAAGAGTGCGAAGCACAAAACGAAGTACATGTCAATCTATCAGGAATTGAAGTAAGAAAGGCTGATAAGATTGAAAATAAAATTATGTTATCAGATGATGTAGGTGTTCTGATGAAGTTTCCAACTGTTGGAGATTTAGAACACGTCATGAATGGAATAGAAGACTCTCATGGTGATGCAGCTATTGCTATTATGGCAGCAGCAATTGAAAGTATTTTTGATAACGACTCGGTATATCCTGCCAAGGATCATAAGCCTGAGGAATTAATTGATTTTATTGAACAGTTGAATAAAGAACAGTTCATTGAAATTCAGAAATTCTTTGAGCAGATTCCTAAGGTAACTGAAGATGTCCATTTTGATTGTAACAAATGTGGAACATCAAATGATATCAAGCTGGAGGGCTTGCAGGATTTTTTCGGGTAGCTCTTTCTCATGATTCGTTAGAAGCTTACTTCAAAACGAATTTTGCAATGATGCAACATCATGGTTATAATTTAGACGACCTTGAGAACATGTTGCCCTGGGAAAGAGAGATCTACGTTAGTATGTTAGTTAATTATGTTGAAGAAGAGAATGAGAGATTAAAAGCACAACAAAATAGAAGGTAATTAACATGGCAACAACCACAAAAGATGTAGAACCAAAAGGTCCTACTATTAGTGACGAAACTTATGAGTCATTAGCAGAGGCTGATTTAGATGGTGATGGACATATCTCAAAAGAAGAGATGAACATCTACCTAGAAGATAAAAGACGTAGAATGGAAGATGATGATGCACAGAGAGATGCTATTCGTAAGATGGCATGGTTCTCATTGATTGGATTGTTGGTATATCCTTGTGGTATCGCAATTACTTCTTTGCTTGGTTTAGATAAGGCTGCAACACTTATTGCTGATATTGCACCTACTTATTTTGCATCGATTGCGGTATTGGTTTCAGCATTCTTTGGTGCTGATGCTCTGAAGGGTAAAAAATAAAAGAGATAAAAAATGGCTAAGACGCTAGAAGACGTAATTGACAGACTGAAAACTGAGGGTGATATTACCAGAAATACTGGTACCAACTCAACACGATCTGTCAAAGAACTCATCGCACAAGGTAATGAATCACTTGTTACTACGAATGCAACGCTCACCGAAATCAGAACTATGTATGACACAGTTCAAGGTGATCCTGCATCTCAGGGTTTAGATGAAGAAAGACGTCGAGAAGATGTAGCCAGACAAGAAAAAATGCTTGCCGCTCTCGAAGGCTTAAGTGGCACGGGATCAGGTGGCGGTAAAGCAAAAGCTACTGGTGGTGGCGGATTATTTGGAAAACTCGGTGGATTAGCAGGTGGCCTTGCAATGGGCGGTGGTGTTCTTGCAGGTGGTCTGGGTATTCTTGCCGCTGGTGGTGGTTACCTATTAGATAAATTACAAGATCTTGACGGTAAAAAAATAAGATCAAACGTCAAAGATCTATTAGGAATTAAAGACGACTTTGGTGGTATCGGAAACTTCTTTGTAGAAGGTGGTGCGTTTGGTGCTGCAATGACAGGTATCGGTATTGGTCTTGGTGTATTCGCAATTGGTGGTGCAGCAGCAGGCGCAGCTCAGATGTTCCAAAAAGAAGGATGGACACAAAAGATTATCGACAACGTTAAGACATTATTATCGTTGAGCGACCAAGTTGCCGAGGGATCAAATGTAAGTTTACTCTTTAAGGGTGGTGCATTTGGTGCTGCAATGACAGGTATCGGTATTGGTCTTGGTGTATTTGGTGTTGGATCTACTGTTGCAAAAGCTGCAGAAATGTTTGAGGTCCAAGGTTGGGCACAAAAGATTGTCGATAACGTAAAAACCTTATTAGGAATTACGGATCTACTTGGTGGTAATGGTTTCACTAAACTACTTGGTGGTGTAACAGAAGGTGGTTCATTCGCATTCTTAATGACTGGTCTAGGTGCTGGTCTTGCTGTCTTTGGTGCTGGATCTGCTGTTCTTGCTGGCGTTTCGAAATTCCAAGAAACAGATTGGGCACAGAAGATTGTTGATAATGTCAAGAAGCTTCTAGAAATTCCGGCTCTACCTGGTATCGCATTAGACACCGCAGGATTTGTTGCTGTCATGGGTGGTATCTCTGCAGGTCTTGTTGCATTCGCTCTTGGTAAAGGTGCTTCTGGTGCAGCTGACGCAATAACTAAATTTACTGGTGAAGATCCTATTGGTGAACGTGTATACAAACAAGTTACTTCATTACTTGGTATTCTAGATGATAAACGTGTGACAGTTGAAAACGCTGCTAAATTCTCTACTGTTATGGGAGACATCGGTGCTGCGTTGACTAAGTTTGGTGCTGGTCAATTTGTTGGTACACTTGCAGGTGCTGGCACTGCTATTCTAGAATTCTTTGGTGCTAAGTCGCCATTTGACGAGATCGCAAAGATCGCCGATCAAGCCGAAGAACTAACAACTGCTGGTAAAGCACTTAATTCTATTGGTAAATCATTACAGCTATTTGCTGGTCTACAATTCAAAGGAACTGATTTTGATTTTGAAGAGTTTGCCGAAGATCTAAAAACTGCAGTACCTATTATTGAGACAGCAGTACTTGGTGGTGAAGACGGAACGTTATTTACAACTAAGATCCAGGGTCTTGCAAACAATATTGGTGCTTATGAACAAGCTGCCGCAAATATTCAACAACTAAAAGATGTATTATCCATTCCACAGAGTGCAAATGCTAGTGGCGGATCTGGCGGTAATACTATTATCAATAATTATTACTCAGGTGGTGGTTCCGGCGGTGGTACAACTGTTGTACCAATTGAAGCCAAGCCATATCCTAACAATAGAGATATCAACCTCCAGGCTGACGGGCCATAAAAAAAGGGGCAACTGTCCGGACCAGTCACCCCTTTCGCTTAGTTCGTGGTGTTCATCACCTCCTCAGCACTACGAATTTGCAAGCTTGGAAAAATAAGACATAGTATCATCGTCATCATCAGCTACCGCGGTTTCACCCGGTGCAGATGCATAATGTACTTCAGGCTCTGGAGCAGCACCAAATGTTGGAGCTGGAGCTGGTTCATCTAGTGACACAGACTCAGCAGTAGTCAATACTGCACCTTCTTCACCAAGTACACGAGTTAACTTAGCCTTAAGTTCCTCATATGATTTAAAGTTGGCAGGATCTGTAATCTCTTTCAATGAATAGAGACGATTGTAGATACCTTCAAGTGCTGCATCATCAGCTAACTGTGATTGAGCATCGAATTCAGATTTATCGTAGTTACGATAACCTTCAACTTTACGAATCTTAAGTTTAAAATTAGCACCTTCCCAGAAATCGAATGGGTTTACAGGTTGCTCGTCCTGAAACGCAGGCTGCATTACATCCATAATCTTGTCAAAGATCTTCTTGCCATACTTGTACATGAAGACTTTACCTTCGTTTGATGGATTAGCAGGATCACTCACTACCATGATGTTAGAAACATAGTGCAGACGACGTTTACGTTCACGCACAATCTTCTTATCATCTTCGTTACCAGAGTTCCATAGTACTGAGTTCATCTCAGATACAGGATCGTTCTCACCGATAGTGGTACGAGAGTTCTCGATATACCATAGACCAGTAGGTCCTTTAAATCCGTGATCCCAGTAACGTACCCATGGTAGATCTTCACCTTCACCAGCAGGTAGGAATCGAATAACAGCATAGCCGTTACCAGACTTATCTACTTCTGGCTGCCAGTAGCGATCATCAACGTAGGATTTCTTTTCTTGACTTGCGCCACCACCAGCTTGCTCAGCTGCAGCAACGAGTTTAGAGATGTCGGCCGTACGGCCTTTGAGGTTTGCAAAAGACATATTTGTATTTTCCTTGTATGTTAGTTTTATCCACGTTATTCATAATGTAACAGTTATATTATATCATGTTTGTATCATGATGTAAACACCTTAAGTACAATCTTTTTCATTTTATTCATATCGACATTAATGAATGGACCGTACTTTCGGATCTTTTTAGAGACATCAGGCCACACAATGGTTTCCGTGATTTCTCTATCGGCTTTGTTCATAAAGCCTGTAAGCTTATTTATAATGACAACGGTCTCGAGATTAATCTCTTCCTCAAGAAACTTTGTCACTACAAATGGATGCACGTCTATGTTGAACAACTCGTCAAAAGTGTCGACGTGCTCTGACAACTTATAGAGGTCTTGTTCAAACATATATGAGATGGACTGTATCTTCTTCTGCCATTTGTCATAAGAATCAGCGTCCAACATTTCACCAACCCACTTCACGTCATTAACAAAGTTAGCAACATAGAAGTTGATTAGGTCAATAGGTTTTTTAAACTTGCGGCCAACCTTCGTAAAGAACAACTTGTCCTTACGTTTCCAAAATGATTGTGGTTTTGCCGAAGTCTTATAATTATATTTTGTTGCATCGTAACTATCAGATTCAAAGTGCAACTTTAATGCTTGATAATAACGATAACTTTCAAATGGTTCGATCATGATCATACCGGTAATTGATTTCCACCTTGTATTAATCTTAGTTCAATAGCTTCTGCTTCGAGTTTCTGTTTAATAGGCGGTGTGACAAACTTACTAATGTCAGCTGGATCCAAACCACGTACCTCACAGATATGTAGAATCGATTCCATATAGGACATAGACTTCTTTGTTACACATTCCTCTACCATTCTGGCGAAGCGTTTTTTTGTTAGAATTGTATCTTCGTCAATCATTATAATACTCGTAATATGACTGTCTCATTATTGACACGACCATTGGCCTTAGCTTTCTTAGTAGTCAAGTTGCCAATTGCTTTGTCAATCTGATTTGCAGTCTTGGATAAAATTAGCGGAAGCATTTCTTCAGGTTTACGCAGTGTCATCTTCCAAGAGACAGACTCATCAATATTCTTAATGGTTGAACCTGACACCTCAAACCCCTTACTCGCTGAGTTAGTGATGAGACATATCAGCTGTCGATACTTGGTATTGAATAGGAACACCTTACCAGCACCTACCAACATAGTAGGATTCACTGACGCAATCTTGAAGTCATTATCTTCCTTCTTATAATTCATCTTTGCTACTTGCTTATCTGCACTCTTCACCTTAGGCTTACGTGGTGCACGTTTAGCTTTTGCTGCGTTCTTGAATTTCTCAAGATCTTCTAGCATCTTATTAATAGCATCGATACGACGCTTCTGCTCTTTACGTGTGATGTGTGAGTATGCCTCAACAGCTTGGTCACAGGTTTTATTATAAGCATCGTTGTATTCTTCAAGCCATACAGTCAATCGTTTCACAAGGAAAGGTACAGCCATTCCTTTTAGATCGTGACGTTGCATAGCATTGTACATATCTAGTTGGGTTTTCTCACCCATAATCCATTGATCTTCGAGCTCATCTAAATCAGCTCCCACGGTCTCAAGGATCTTATTCTCCATGCGTTGTTGTGGTGTGAGTACAATTACATTCTTAGATGCTAACTCTTCTTGTTTCTCTTTGACAAGTGGTTTGCCTTCTTCAACAAGACCATCAACGAATCGTTTGAGGGCAACTGGATATTCGGCCAGCTTACCCTCAAACTCAAACGATGGATTGTCAAGCATGAACGCCGTTGCAGCGTAGTGTGAGAACATCTTGAACTTATACTCTGGGCATGCCAGTGCAGACTTTGCATCTGCTTTAGACCAGTTCTTTTTGACATAAGCTTTGATTACTTCCGCCACTTGTTTAGAATCAACCTCATAGTGGAAGTAGTATTTGATTGCTTCCCATCCTTTATCGATAGGAACAGCCGCTAGACCTGTCTTACGACGAATAGGTGCACGGACTTTCTTACGTTTTAATGCTGGCATACCCATAGTTCTCAATCCTTTTTCATAATATAATATGTATTATACACTGCTTTTTGGGGATTGTACACAGTTTTATGCAAAAGATTTCACATTTTCTACACGGAACGATCGCCATCCAGCTGCACGTACATCGTAGGCACGAATCACATCGATTGTACGATCTAGACCATCAGTCAGATTTGTATCCGTTTTTGGCAGATGATCCTCTGGGATCATGTCACTACGTAGAGTACATTCCATAATACGTTCATCACCATTCACTTTTGTGAATGTCACAGTTGATACACCTTGACGCAGTGCATCTAGCATTTCATCTCTAGTCATCTTTTTGCTCCAAAAGTTTTTTAATATAGTCTTCGTATTTAAATACGAATTCATCACGTCGCGGATTAACAAAATATCCCTCGCACGCATCGTCAAATTCATCTCGAAAGAGAATTCCACGCTCATCTAAGCTTGACTCTAAAACATCAGCTACCTCCCTCAGCTTGTTGATAATTCCAAATAGATCTTTGACGCCATCCGATCCATATCGTGGACTGTACACATAAGGTCCATTACGTGGGACAGTATGCATCTCGATCTCAGATTCAATCACTTCTTCCCATGAAATACGGGATTCGACGGGGTCTTCAGCGTCACCGAAATATACTGCAG